GCGCCAGAGATACCTGATTGGTCAGGCATCCATTCACCAAATGTTACCCTTGTCGTAGCCATGTGTTACTTCCTTGAGACTGTGTAGTCCATGTATTGTCATTAGCCGATACTGGAGTCCATGTGTTTGTGTCTCCTGCTACTGGAGTCCAATTATCACCAAGAATAACGCCTTTAGCAGTTACTGTTGCCAAGCAAGTAATAGATGCACTTGCATTGTTTATCAATGTTCCTGCTGCATTTACTGTTGCATTTGCTTCAATGCTTGCAGAGCCTTCAGCAATAATTCCACCATTTGCGGTAAATGTTGCATTTGCATTTATAGACGCACTACCAAATTGGACAATTGTTCCACTTGCAGAAACACTTGCATTTGCAGTTATGCTTGCGCTTGCAAATTGAATCCTTGTGGCATTTGCCGTTACTGTCGCTACACCATCTATTGCCCCACTAGCATTTTGAACCAATGTGCCACTAGCCGTAACGCTTGCAGACGCAGTTACAGACCCATAGGCATCCCATAGGGTTACAGAGGTTGTGTAAAGTGAACTATCGAGTGTGAGTGTTAAGTCATCAATGCTAGACTTTAAATTGTCTAGCGAGTCAATTGTCCACGGAGGCAGTAAATCAGCCATCTTATGCCAATGTTACTGACAAAGAACCTGTAGCAATACGGAACACATCACCACTTGCAATAGTTTTAGAAGAATCCAATGCTGTGTGATACAACAAGTTACCTGTTGTCAAGGCATCACGCAATCCAATGTGCGTGACTGTTCCCCATGAACTGCCAGCTTGAGGAAACTCAACAGCAGCAGAGTTTGTAGTTGCACCATTGCTAGGCGCACCAAAAGCAACAGACTGACGAGCATAGTTAGTGCCAGAAACTTCTGTTCCAGTATCAGCGTCAGTTGGGTCAGTTGTGTACAAAGCCACATAAACAGTTGTTGGTGCTGTGTAGCTAGTTGCTCTCAACGTAACATTGATAAGAGCATTTTCCAAGTAGTTAGACATTTCAGCCATATTTTCACCTTGCAGTTAATTTCATTGCTAACGGAACACCAGAATACTGAGTATTTTCATCAGACCTAGTGAGAGAAGAAATCGCTCTGTCATACATAGAACCCCATGTATTGATGCGAGCATCATTCATTAAGTAAGGCTCTGCTTCAACCAATGCACCATATAGCAAACCATCAGGTGCAACATTCAAGAAAACATTAGATGTGTTACTGCTAGTCAAGTACGGAGGCGCAGAGTAATAAAGCATCTTTAACGTATATACGCCATCAGGTGCAGGTGCTAACTGAAACTCAGAAGCAAGAATAGTGTAAGACTTAGGAACACCAACTTCTGATGTTCTTGGGTCATTAGATAATGTTGAGGGGCTAGAGTAACTCAATGGTTGAATTGGGTTAGTCATCACTACAAAGTCACGAATCTCTAAGAAGTCGCTAGGTAGTTCTACAGTTGCATCACCAGAGACTGTGCTAGTTGTTACAGACTTGAGCATCTGACGAATCCGTAGTTCTCTACGCAAACGATTCTCAGCCAAAGTAATGAAGTCTGGGATGATGCTTGTCAGGTCAGACCTAGCCAAGTAATTAGCTATTGAAGTCTGCAAATCAGAGTAGGTAGCAAAACTCATACAACTCCTGTCCTAGTGCGCCATGCACGATTCATTGGGTCATTTAACCAAGCAGCAAAACGCTTGTCATCAAGAACAGCAAAGCCACGCATGATTCCAGCTTTGTTAAGGTCATCAATGACTGTCATTGGAATAGATGCAACCTTGTTACCAAACAATTGGTCAGACCATCTTGCTCTCTCGTCATACGAGTTATATTCTTTTTTATTTTGCTCAACAATATCAGACACATCTTGACGAGTCTGAATAACGATACCGCCCTCACCATCAGCGTGAACAGCAGTTTGTCTAAAGTTGTTAGGATTTTGCATAGCCTAATTCTATCAGTTTGAGTAGAAAAGAAAATGCCCCAGAGGTTTAAGTCTGAGGCATCTTTTGGGTTACCTTAGATTAAGGTGTCAAGTCAGCCAAAATGCCGTGAGCAGCTTGGTTTTTCACTTCCAAGGTGTACTCGCACAGCAACTGAGTGCTTTCGTTGTCGCCAGTTACAGCCAACTCGTTGGTCTGGAAAGGACGCAGATAAGCAATAGCAGCCATGTCAGGGTCAAGGATAAACGCTGTTTCGCCACATGAGTTAGTGGAAGTCATGAACCTGTTGGGAACAATTGAGATTGCACCGAAATCTGACAGGTAAACGTCCGCAGCCGAAATGATGGTTGTAGGCGTATTGCTAGGGGCCATGAAACGCTGTGCAGCAATACCAGTAAAGGCAGAAACCAATTGCTTGTGAGCAGGGTTAACCATCAATACTTTAGGATTGCCACCAGAAGCGTAAACTTCTTTAACAACAGTTTGCAAAATTGCCTCTGTGAAAGTGCGGTTTGTACCATCTGTACGAGCAGTAGTACCCAAGTCACCAGCAACGCCAGAAGTACCGCCATCATAGTTAGAATTCAACCATGCTTGCAGACCGCCCAATTTACGAGCAGTAGAAGAATTGCCGTTAGCAGCAACTTGGTTGCTCAACAGGGTTGTTTCCATGTCCCGCTTGATTTCGCTGGACGCTTTAGCTAATTGGTCTTGGTGTTTGCTATGGCTCGTTATTTCCATAACCCTCTTTCGAGGCTCATACTTTCATATGAGAACAGACTATATCATCACCCATTTCTGGGGCTAGGCGCTTCGAGCCACTTGGCTCTACGGGATTACTCCCTAGTCGTTGAACCTTCACCTTTTCGGGTGCTTGGCTGCTGATTGTCCAATCCTCTATCTTTTCAAACATTCGCACTTGCCATTTCTAGCTATGCTGTAGTGTTAGAGGCTCTAAGGAGTTTCCAGCAATTCACCTAGTTTTTACAATATTCGTTACCGAATATGGGCGCTTAATGTAAAGCTAACGCCTTTTCAGACTTACGACCAGCTTTGTCAACTGACTGCAAAGTGCCAGAAATCTTGATTGTTTTCTGTGCAATCTGAGTGCGGTTGCCAACACGAGTAGTTGGAGACATAGTAGCGTCAGATGCTGTTGCACCCTCAACTGTGAAGTTATCCAAAGTTGCAGCAGCCAAGCTGTCTGTTTGCCACTCGTGCAGAACAGCAGTTGCCTTAGTCTTGCCAATGGAAGACATAAATGGAACATCTGTTGGTGAAATCGAGTAGATAACATCCGAAAGGTCTTCTCTCATACCGATTGCGGTATATGTTTGATAGGTAGCCATAATTTAATACTCCAAAATTTATAAAAATCGTTCAAATGCTCTGGCAGCGTCTGAGACTTTTCCTGTCTCACGCAACCTTTGCATTGCCTGTTTGTCTTGTGAAGACTTAGCTTGGGGAACTGAAGTACCAGAACGCATCATCTTAGGGGCAGCCACAAGTTTTTTATTCAACTCTGGTTTGCTCTTTTGAAGTTGCTCATACTTCATTGCCTTATACAAGGTCATCACAGCACGACTGTCATACACGGAACTGAGTTCTTGGTCAGACCAACCTACAGACTTCGCATAGTCACGGATTTGTTTCCGTACCGCATCACCCTGTGGTGTCGCTAACTCAGGAATCAGACTAACTAGCTTCTCAGATTCTTGACGGAGATGGTTTTGCAGAGAGGCTTGTTGCTCGGATTGTTGCTGTTGGGCAATTCGTTGCTGTTCATTCCTGACTACTGCTAACTGCTTCTCACGCTGGCTCTGTTCAGCTACCGCTACCGCATAACCGATAGGGTCTGTTTCCTTTAAAACTTCTAAGTCCACACCCTGATGTTGCTGCGTAAGGAAGCTATCCAACGCTTGCAACTTCTGGGCGTATGCCTGTCGTTCTTGTTTCACATACTCTAAGTGACTACGTTCAGCTTCAATTGCTTTACGTTGTTCAGCTAGAGCCTGAGACTTTTTAGTGTAGTCCGTACCTTGTTGATAACCTTTGATAAGTTCGTCTAGTTCTACTTCGACTTCCTCACCAGATGCCTTGACTTTATATCTTGGCTTTGGTTGTTCTTCGGATTCCTCCTCAGAATATTCAACTTCATCAGACGCTTGTAGTTCTTCTGGCTGTTCTTCGGTTTGGCCTTGTTCGGCTTCCTCAGAGTCACCCATTAGCCCCATTAACGCTGAAGCAGCTTGGTTTACATCTAGGCTTTCACTCCCATTAGGGTTGGTGTTTTCCATTTGTCATCTCAATAATCGCCAGAAACCTTCTGGACGGAGGGTAGGGTAAACCCTACAGAATTTTCCACTTCTTCTCTCTAATTACAGTTTCCGAGGCTAAACCTTCTAGGTGTCCTGTAATCAGTTCAATAGACTTAATGTGCCGATAAGCATCTTCACGCCTATCACATTCTTCTGCACTTGTGTTAATTATCACACTAATCTGTTCTTTTTTCAAGTTATCTATAACTTCTTTGAAAAAGTCATCATTTAGTAAGTTTTTAGCCCATTGAGCCAAAACTGCTTTGTCGTTATTCAGCAAGGATAGCCCTCGTTATAGTTGGGTTGGGTTTTGCTACACCGCCAACTGGAGTAAACAAGTTAAAGTAACTGTTACCCCTAGCAGTAGATAAGTCACTTATTGGGTTATAGGTAGAACTACTACCACTAGACATAGACCTAATTGTGGCAATAGCCTCTTGGTCACCAAGTTCAGCAAGCACCCTTAAAGTGTTTGCATCCATGCTGTCATAGGCAGCCGCTGCCCTTCTTCTGCTTGCGTCAGCAGTATTTGCTAGGTTAGCAGCACCCAATAGACCATACTCAGAAACAGAGCCTTCTGGTGCGTTTAGCAAGCCATTAACAATGTCGCCTAGACTGTAACCAGTTAGGTTACCTGCAATGCTATTAACAAGACTTAGGGTTGGGTTTGTCAGTCCAAGCAAAGCGTTAACTGTCAAAGGTGTATTGTCTGTAGCTACACCAAGCCCTGCGGCTAAAACGTTACCTGCTGGCCCTGCCGCCAACATCGCTATCTTTGTACCCAAGTTAATTACATCTTGGTCTGTCTTAATGTCAGCAGCAGAACCAATTAGGTTTAGTGCAATCGCTGTTTTAACTAGGTCTGAGTTACCCGCTAAAGCAGCTATCGGTGCTATTGTCCCTGCAACATTGGCTACATCTGTTCCTGTGACATTAGTGCCAAACAATCCTGTGTTTACTCCAGATGTACCGCCTGTAGTGCCACCAACATTAGTAAAGTCATTGTTATAAACAAGTGTTTTGCTTAAATCTTGACCACCGCCTAACCCTGTGTTTGCAGTATTAGCACCAAGGTTAATAACGCCAGAATCTACGCTTGCTGCTGCATCTGGATTCTTAATTGAAACTGCTGCCATTGGTATAGGCAGTTTTCTAGGTTGAGCCTGTAGCAACGAGCCATAAGCAATTCTAGGTTGGTCAGGCAACTGCTCACCCAATGTATCTAGCAATGAACGTGTAGGCGCAAACTGCGTCTGTGGTGTGTACTGGCTTTGGATACCAGAAATAATATCTTGATAACTAGCACTTTGTGGACTAGCACCACCAACAAGACTACGCAGTTCTTGATAGTTCATTCTGTTCTCACTTAGAAATCATGCTCAAGACATTGCTTAAATTAGGCGCAGCAGTTGTTCCTGTTTTATTCAATGAAGCAGCAATTTCTGGTCTGCTCATAATGTATTGCATATCAGCATTAGACAATCCATAAGTAGATTGAATGTTACCCATTGGCATCCCTTGAATCATGTTTGCCACATCACCATAGTTGCCTGACTTCTCAGCAGCTTGATAAGCAGAAATCAGGTTAGGGTCTTGTGGTCTTGAAATCATATTCACAATGCTTTGCGTAGTGGGACGATTAGCAACCATCTCACCCGCTAAACGCTTGGATTCTGCAAACGATGGGAACAACTCACGGAATTGACCAACTGGTGCTGTTTGTTGAATAGGTGTACCAGTAATAGTAGTTGTATCAGTACCCACTTTTTTAATTGGCATACCTGTCCAGTTTGCTGGCAACTTACCTGCAATACCATTACGAGAAGCAATGTAATCAATATCTGCTTGACCAAGGTTATATGTTGACTTTAGTTGGTCAGCAGAAATGCCATTTAGCAAACCAGCAATCCCTGTGTAGTCGCCTGTTTTCTCAGCGTTAATCCATGCCGTTGACAATGGGTCTGTTACTGTAGGACGAGAGTAGATATAACTAATGTCTTTGTTTGTCAAACCATACTTAGACAACAATGTAGGCGCAGGGATTCCTTTAACCAACTCTGCAATCTGACCATAATCGCCAGTTTGCTCTGCTCTACCCCAAGCCTGTGCAATAGGGTCTGTAGAGTTAATAGCATTGTTAATCGTAGCTGTTTGCGCTGGTGTGTAATCAGGTACAGCAGTCCTATCGTTACCTGCTGGCAATGTTGCAAATGTAGCCTGTACTTGTGCTGGCGTAATGCCATACGCAGAAGCAGCTTTGACAATATCGCCATAAGCAGCGTTAGGGTCAGTCTGTAAAAGATTAACTAAAGCCTGTGTTAGTTCTGCTTGTGTAGCCATGATTAACCTCTAATCTCTACGTTGGATGTAATGCCAGCACCAATCTTCATTGCTTTCAATTGGGCTTCTGCTTCAAACTCTTGTTGCTTCAATGCGAAGTAAGCCTGTTGTTTCTCACGCTCTAATTGCAACTTAGCCATCTCTTTCTCACGCATCAATTGCATTTCAAGAGCAGCCTTCTGTTCAGCCATCTGCATATCAATCTGCATCTGCTGTTGTTGCATCTGCAAGTCAGCTTGTGCTTTAGCTTGGTTGGCTTGTATCTCAGCTTGAGTCTTAGCCATCAATGCTTGAACCTCTGGAGGCATCTGCTGTTGCTGTGGAGGAGGATTGCTCAACGCTTGGTCTTGCTCTGGCGTAATCGCTTTGTAGAACTCAGCACTATCTTTAAAGCCAGCAATCTCAACCATGCGTCCCAACGTGCCACGATACTGAGCAGGTGAAACGTAAGGATTAGCAGGGCCGTACTGAGCAATCAACTGCTCTTGTTTAGCAAGAACCATCGACAACATAGCCATCTGCTCTTGACGATTGCCAGCACCCAAACCTACATTGATAGACACATCATATTGGTTAGCCCATGTTCTAGGGTCAAACTCTACGAACTCACCACGCATACGCACAACACGAGCCTTGTCCTGATACTTACAGAGCAAGTGCAAGATGCCTTGGAACAAAGACTTAACACCTGTCTCAGCAAAGATTCGAGCCATCAGTTCAATCTTACCTGCGCCAGCTTGTTGCATTGAGGCAACCGCAGCAGCAGTCACGTTCTGCAAGATAGCAGGGTCTAAGCCCTGTGAAGCATCAGATACACCAGTACGTTTAGACTGTACTGTGTCCAGATACTGAAGCATTGGGAAAGCCTGATTAGCCACGTTCTGAACAACCAACTGTTGAACAGCACCTTGTGACTTAGCACGAATAACACCACCAGCAGTAGAAGTCAGCAAGTCATCAAGGTTTACTTGACCTTCCACAGCAACCACACGAGCATTGTTTGTCAGATATAAGTTATCCAACATCTGACGAGTGATAGTGGTCTTGATTAACTGTAGGTCAACTGTTCTGTCAGCTAACGAGTTACCAAAGAACTTGTGCGGAATTGGGATAGGACAGATTGAGTGAAAAGGAACATAGTCCACTTCCTCAACCATTTCCTTACCTTTTTCGTCTTCAAGAATCTCATTAGAAGCGTAGAACACTTGAACCAATGAAGCAATGCCTTTGCCATCTATATCAGTTTTGACATAGCACTCAAAGACTTCAATCTCTTGCATTGAGGGGTCATCTGTCTGAACTTGGTAAGGTTGCTCACCAGCAGAGTAACGAGCCACACGCTCTGGTGTGTACGCTAGTGCATCACCCATCTGCAAGCCTTCAATCTGCTTCTTGTTAAAGCCCATAGCAACCAACGTGCTACGAGTCAACATCTGCCTGTGGGCTACGAAAGGTGAATCAGCAATAGTTCTAGCCTTTTTGCTAATCAAGAACTCCTCTGGGGGTACGTTCTCAATCGTTACTTTGCCTGACTTTTTCTTTTGCTGCACCACAACATTGTGTGTAGCACCCATCACAGGCATACCCATAGGGTCTATAACTGGCTGTCCCATTGGGTCAAATATTGGAAACTCTGTCGTATCTTGTTCGACAATCTCCATAGTCTCATCACTCATCAGCATTGCTAACTCATCGTTAGACAAGTCAAAGTAACGCTCTTTAGTAATGTCTTCTTTATCTTCCCAATACGCTTTAACGATGCCGTTCTTTTGCATCAAAGCATCTTTGAACCAATCATGCAGAATAGCTACACCAGCGTTATCACGATTGAAAACCCAATTACAGTAGTCTGTGGCCTGTTTTGCAGAGGCTTCATCTTTCGGGCCTTGTGGCTCAAAGACTACGATATTGTCTGAGCCTGTAAAGATACGAACTAAGCTAGGTAGCGCACCATCTATCGCTTCTGCCACTTCTCCAGTAACGATTTGAGATTTACCCTCAACTTCATTACCATATGGCTGTCGTAGATAAGCCTCCAGAGCCTGTTTGCGCTGCTCAACAGTTTCGCTTTCAATAAATCCAATTGCATCGTCAATCTCTGCTTGGATTATCGACATTAACTCGTTCTGTGCCATGCTTGTCCTTTGGAGGGCGTCCCATTCTGGGTTTATCCAATTGTAACTCTTTTACCATATTTTCAAGCATTTCGATACGCTTTTCAAGTTCTTTTACTTTAGGTGCTAAATTTACACCTTGCATTTGCACATACATCAGACAATCCATTTCGGAGTTTGGTTAATCGGCTTAGACCACGTTGAATGCCCCTCATCCAATCCAAGGGCTAAGTAACGGAACGAATCAGAGCCATGACTTGACCAATCGTGTAGTGGTCTTTCATAGAATATCTTACGCTTCTCATCGTAGTCTCTGCGGTAGTTTCTCAGGCAATTCAATCCTGTTTGCACCTTTGGCACGTTAAACCAGCACCTTGGCAGCAATCGTCTTACTGCTTGGATGCCATCATCTAGTCCCATTCTGGGTGCAATCTTTACCTCTAATCCAGCTTCCTCAAGCATTTCCATTCTGCTCTTACCTGTGCCTAATTCCCTAACCCTAACGTCATGCGGAAGAATATGCTCTGCTTTGAGATAGTCGTTGTCCTTAATCCACTTCACATAGTGGTCTAAGCCTACTCCGTGATTCTCGTAGTAGTCAATCAGACGCACCTCAGTACCCACTAACTGAGCCACCCAGATAGACGTAGAGTCCCCCATTCCCAAGTCCCAAGCAGTAAATGTTCTGCTCAGTTCCTCTCTGGGAATCTCTTGCATATGCTTCTTTTCTTCCAGTTCATTTAGGATTTGACCAAAGTAAGAACCCTCTACAGCAGCGTCAAAGCTACATTCAAACTCTTGGCGGTACTTATCCTCACCCATCTCATTCTTGGCTTGCTTCAGTTCTATATCGTCAACCACCCCTGTCTCAGAGGCTTTGAACTCTAGCAAACCCCATCCTTCTTCTTTCTCTGCCCTGTCTCGCAGTTCTTTGAAGTGGTTGTGTCCCTTTGGCGTACCAATGAATAAGCACCATCCTTTGCGGTCAGTCAAGGCGGGCCTCACAATGTCAGTCCATATCTTAGGATTCTGGTCACCCACCTCATCGATGATGACCCCATCGAAAAATTGACCTCGGAGGGAATCAGGATTGTCTGAGCCGTACAACTGGATACGCCTACCCCAGAAGTCAACTCGCAACTCTGAGATGTTGTTAGTACCGCCTAGCGGAGTAGTGTATTTAACGAGATAGTCCCAAGCCACACGCTTTGCTTGTCCATAGGTAGGCGCAATGTAAGCGTATCTGGGTGTTTCTTTCTCGTTTAGCACCGCCTCACGAATTAAGTGGTTAAGTGCTGCAACAGTCTTACCAAACCTACGATGTGCAACTACTACTGCAAAGCGTTTGCCTTCCAGTAACTCGTGAACCTTTAGTTGGTGTTCCCTTGGCTTATAGGGAATTTCGATTACTTCGCCCATGTAACGATGTGCTGAAGTGGTTGGTCTGAGTCGCCACTTATGGTAACTGAAGCCATGTCAGGCATTGATTTACGCAATAGTATCTCAATAGCCTTCATCCTTGTAGGACTAAGTTCCTCAGTTTCACCAAGTGCATGATTTTGCAAAACATTTAGTAATTGACTTACTTGTATCTTTTTGCGTACATCTTCCTGATGAAGTTTGTTTATTGGTCTTCCGACTTGTGCCATTTTGTTTGACTCCTCTAGGGTTGGTCAAGGTTAAGTAATACTTTATTCTAACAGACTTGTAATTTCTTTGCGCTTTTCTTCGTCTAGTAGGCTTGTTGCTGGTAGTAATGGAGTAGCAGCAAATAAGGGTTGACCCTTAGATGTTCCCTCTTTCATTTGAGGAGTAATGTCCAGATAACGGATTGTTTCTTTTGATGGACGCTGAGCAGGAATCCCACTTGCATCCCTAGCGTAATCTGTTGTTATCTGTGTCTCACCTACGCTTGCGCCATACTTTTTGCCGTACTTATCCAAGAACTTAGGATAAATCTCGTCATAGTATTTCTTCATTCCTTCGCCACCAATATCTAAACCTTCGCCACTAATGGTTTTTTTATTGTTAAGCATAATTTCTTTAGCTATGTCTTTACCTACAACTTCAGAAAGATTTTTGCCCATGAAATTCTTAATGCTTTCATCGCTTACATTGTCAACAATTCCATCATTGTTAACACCAATCCGTAAAGATTGACCAGATTTCATATCTAAAGCAACTGATTTTGATTTTTCACCAGTAGCCATATTAGTTCTGCCAATTACATTTATTTCATCAACTTCATTACTTAACTTATATCTACCTGCTTGTTGTTTACCAGTAGTCAAGCCTATACGCTCATAGCCATTTTCGGCAGCGTACTTGGTTAGTCGCTTTAATGCTAGTTGATACCATGTGTCTTTAAATGGTGCGTCTGGTACTGCATTATCACCACCCATTCCAGCACTTCTATTACGCTCAATAACGCTTCTTTGCTCACTATTTAAGTCAGCAAAAGATGGGTCATCATCAAGTTTGTTTTGGCTATACCATTTTTCCAAACTTTCTTTGGTTTTGTAACCCCTCTCCCTACCAGCCTGATGCCAATCAGATTGAATTTCCTCAACCAATAGCATCTTTTTACCATCAGCATCTACTCGGTCATTAACCCTCATGTGGGCTAGGATGTTTGGTTGGTCAAAGTGAGAAGATTGATAATTTTCTGTTTGTTTTGGAATAGGCAATTTTTCTAATTCTTTAATAGATTCTTCAATGGCATCAGCTTTAGCTTTTAATTTAGCCGCCCTTTCAAAATCGCCACTCATTGAAAAATCATCTTGAAGTTCTCTTGTAATTTCTAAACGTCTGTTTTGTTTTTGTATTTCTATTGAAGGGCTTGGTTTTGCCTCTGGTAATTTTAATAATATCTCACGATAGTTTTCACCACCCGCTAATTGATATTTTCCATATTGAGTTAAATCTGTTCCCATTGCGCCTGATAATTCACTTATTATTTCTTCTCGTGACATTGCGTCACCATAATTATCTACTGGCTTATAGCCTCTAACTCTTACATATTCATCTTGTAATTGTGTATCTGGTAATTTAGAAAAGTCTTGTTTGCCATAAGTTACTTCTTGAACTTCAACACGATTGTTAGCCAAAAAGTCTTGAACTTCTTGTTTAGTAACATTAGGCTTGTCTCTCAGGAAATCATCTAACCCTGTATAAGCCAGTTCTTCCTTCTTAACATCAGGTGCTTTCATCAAGTCGTTAATGAAAGACTGACCAGTTCCCTTATTTCTGCCTAAGTTCAACGCTGCTTGCTCAGTAGCTGAATAGAAACCAATGTCAGAAACTGGTGCTTGTGGCTTAGTCTGCAATAGGCTTTCAATAGGCTCTACCTTAGTAGATAACAATCCTTGCTCTGGGGCAACAGCAAACAATGGCTGTGGAACTACCTTGCTCATCATGCTGTTAGGACGCTGACCCATCATCGTAGCAGCCAGTTCTTCGCCTACTACTTGTCCTACCTTTTGCACACCCCTAACGGCTGGCATTGGATTTAGCGGAACAAATGACGCTGCTTGACCTGCTACCTGACCAACTCTTGACGTAGGGGCAAGTGGTAAATCTTTTAAGAACTTCTCTGTTGTGTAAGGAAACTGCGCTGGTGCTTCATAGCTGGTATCCCCAAACATCTCTGTGGGGCTTGGTGACCTAAGTAAATTAGCTATGTCAGCAGGTAAGCCTAGCAAACCCGCTAAACGTCCCCTGAGAACGTCAACAGGCAGATTAGCAGAATCAGCAGGGCTACCCTGTCTGCGCCTGTTTAACTGTGGATAAAATCCAAATGCTGCACCTAAATCTGCCATGATTACCACTTTACCTTGTTAGCCCAATACGCTGCACTCATCTTACCCTTGGCAATATTCTCAGCGTGACGAGCCTTAAACGCATCGTTACGCTTCGTGCCATCAGGTGAGCCTTTAGCCCCTTGTTGACCAAAACGAATTAGCTTTACATCCTCACCAGACTTAGCCAATACAGCATGAGACTTAGTGGGATGGTTAGGAGTAGCTTTGGGCTTGTTATAGCCAGAAAACTGCTCAGAACCTCGTTTAATCATTTCTTCTTAGCAGTCTTAGCTGCTTGTTTAAAAGCATCAGCAGTAGGCGCACCCTTGCTACCTACTTTACGCATACGCTCTGGGGTCTTGCCAGCAGCCTTTTGTGATTCGATGCGTTTTTTCTTCGCAGCGATATTTGCGTACAAGCCCATCATTTTTTAGCTTTCTTTGATGCGTTTTTAGCTGTACGCTCTCCACGCATAGGCATAGGCTTAGATGCAGGTTTAGTCTTCTTCTGCATAAGTTTCTGCATCATTTCCATCGCCTGCTGATTTGTCGTTCCCATCATATTCATCCTCGGTTATAGGCCCACCACTAATCCATGCTTCACAAGTCCTCTTGGAAGCACACTTAAAATCAAACACTTCGCAATAGCCTAAGTCGCCAGCATCAATGACTTCCCAAGCATCCATCTCTGTGCCATTCATCTCTAAACCTGATTCAATGCAAGCAAGCATCTTAGGGGTTTGAATGAAAGCAGCGCAGTTACCGCAACGAGACTTTTTAGCCTGTGCAGGTGAGATTCTCCAAGCCTTAGAAATATCACGCCAGTATTCCATGCTTGGCTCATTGGGATTCATTGGGCCATAGTTAGCCTTGTCAATGGCTTTCTGACGACACTCAAGATTGATTTCTACGTCACCTGTGGCAACTGGACACGCTTCGCCTTTTTTCTCTTGGCTTTGTATCTCAATCTCAATTTTTACGGATGGCTCAAGTAAACCAGACATGGTTATCCCTATGGAGTTTATTTATTATCTCACAAAAAAAAAGAGGGAACAAGTCCCTCTAAAGTCTCAATGGCAACTGAGTGCGTCCATTGTGCGCTAATTAAAAAGTTTTGCAAGCGTCATATTCAAAACACTCATCTCATCCAACTTCATCACAGACCATATCCTAGCTGACCCATGTATGCCATTATGTGGCCCTTGATGGCAATCCTTACATAAAGGAATACATAAGTATTGGTTATGCTGAACAATATGGTGTGCATCGCTTGGAGGAGAAGCGTTACAGACCCCACAAGACATTTCTTTAATCTTTGCCAAGTGCAGCCGTTCCCTGTTATTGGGTCTGTTATTCATGTGACTTCTATGATTACAGGGTTTAGCAGCAGACGAGCATATTCCAATGCTCTCTTTTCTGCGTCATCACCAAGCACACATTTTTGACAACGCCACTCAAACTCATACCATTTTTTACTTTCAACAATCCACATCCCATCAACATCTTGTCTAATTCTTACTCTCATATTTTCCTTTCAATGCAAGACTTCATGCTTCTCTTACATAAACACCAAAACTAGCAGCAGTATCACCAAAAGGTAATTGCTCTATTTTTTTAGCAATACGCTCTCGTTCTTGTTGAGCAATCAGATAAGCAAATCGCTCAAGCATCAATTGACATTTATTAACTTCATCATCATAGAAGCCAACTTCTAGTGCTATGCGAATAACGTCTTCTCTGTTCATTATTTCCTCGCAGGGCAGTTTCTGCCTTGGTTACAGTTTCCATGACAAGGAGGACAAGTTTTTTCAGTCATACCAAACCCCTATGAAATAAACCACCAGCCACCAAAAGGCAGCTAGTGAAATAAGAATTAGTCGCCAAACCGCCTGTTTACTCAGCCTCGTAAGCCATGATTTTTGCATGGTCAGCTTCCTCCAAGATGTGCTTAGAAAGACGCATACAGCCCTCAATCTCTAATTCTTTAAACTGTGCATCAGTAAAGATGCCCATGACGTTACGTCCTTCAAACCAGACTTCATCAATGTTCTCGTTGTAAGTTCCTTCTTCGTCACGCTCGTATTCCATTACGACAGTAACGATTACAGAACCTTCACCAGTTGTTGTGTCAAATTCGTATTTCATTTTGTAGTCCTTAAAAGTACCCTTGCGAATTGCTTGGGCTGACGTAAGTGTATAGTTTTCTCAACGCTTTGTTGAAAAATATATCTAAGTATTTTCCCTACTCTGTGGTTTTTACGCCAAGACGCTCACTTGCTTGCTCAGACCGCCATATATCTGCCTTCATCTGGGCAGCAGTCAGCATCCACTTTAAGGTTTCTTCTTTCTCAATGGCAATCATCAGTCCTTTGAGCAAATCAGCATACTCAATGTGAGCATAGGCTTCACGCTCTTGAGCCACGGCAGAATCTATCCCTCTAGCCATTGCATCCTTCATCAGTAGAGCCTTCTTGGTTTTGCGGAACTCCTCAAGGTAGATTCTTTGTGCTTTAGCTTCCGCATATTTGCATGAATTTTCAATGATGTATTCGATGGCCTTGTAAGGTGCTTTCACTTGACTACTCCAATCATCCGTAGAGCAGCTTCTGGGCAATCTATTCTTGCCAAGGTACTACCTGACCAATTCTCGAAAAAGTCGGCTTGTAGCTTCGTTAAACGCTTTTTAGAGTCCGTTTTAATCTCCACCAGAAAGGTGTGACCCTTGTAGCCAACCAGCAAGTCAACTGGTAAGCCAATAATCCAGACGTATGCGCCAGCACCACGCAAGGCAGAAACTATCTGGTCTTGGTTAGCATCAACTCTTGCTGCTCTCCTCATTTCGTAGCCTCGTCATGCGGTTTCTCAAATCCAAAGTAGCGGATGCGCCTCTGATTCGTTCCAAGTCCACGCACACTCCCTGCCACCAGAGCAACGCTTTGCTTGAGCCAATCGTCAATTTCTTTTTGTTGAACCTGCGTATCCACTCTTGGGCTTCGCAGTTTCTGAAGTGTTCTGATTCGGCTGGAGTCATCTAAATCCCATTGAAAATTCATGCAAGTTTCATCCCATAATTGTTTACGCCTTCTGGAAATATTCCTTCTTTGCGTACCAGTTGATTCTTTTGGTAACTGCTGTAATCAACATGGTGATGGTGTCTGCCATAGCGAAACGCAAGTCTTGACACATCTGGGTGCAAGTCAACCAGCATCTGTGATTTAGGAAGTGTTCCCTCTTTTTCGTAAAACTCTGCTGTGTTACCGCCTTTGACAGTTTGTGTAGCAGCTTTGTTTTGCAAGAAGCATTGAAACAAAACAGTACACCAGCCATCTTTGAGCATCCGCAGCGAAAGGTCTGTGTCTTCGTTGTATCTACCTCTCCAGCGATAAGGAACATCGTTCCTGTTCAAGATGCAAGAGTAAATCCTAGTGTTAAGTCGAAACGGAGGCTTTTTGCGTCTGCTGCCACCAGCAAAGAAACGATACTCAAACCCTGCCTGAGAGACATTCTCGTAACGCTCAACAAAGTCCTCTGCAATGCGAAAGATAGTCCCAGAAGTAACCTTGTGACGCTCGTTGCGGTTTAAGCGACAGAAGCCATCAATGTTGTCGTCCAGCACCCAATGCCAAGATGCACCGATAGAGATTGAGTGCTGCCAGCAGAAGTTCCTTGCTGCGCCAGGCCCAACTCCCAGAGTGTTTCCCAAGTTGTCGCAAGTATCGTAATCACGCAGATATTGTTTATCAAGAACTAGGATTTTCTCTGGCGCAATAACTGACGCATAGTTGTCGTATTCTTGTTGCTCAACAACGATAAAGTACGGAACTTTCATTTCTTCAAATGCTTTGCTCGTCAGACGAGATTCCCATCTGCCTTTGGAGACAATGTAAACAGGGTGTTTAGGATTCATCTACCCACACCTTTTTTTCTGTCTGGGTTACAGGAAACAAAACGCTCTTGGTTGTGAATGTGATGTTTCTGCCAATCAACTCAGAAAACTTAATCATGTCTTCTGTTGTCAGGAAGTGGACAGTAATGCTGTGTATCTCAGTCAGGTCATCTTGAATAAACTCAGGCATACCAACCCACTCCTTCTCCCAATTAAATTCTTCGTCACCAAACAAGTCTTTCATGCTTTTCTCCGCAACTCAGCCATCTTTGCCAAGACTTCTAGCGGAATAGGCGCAGCCTTCAAAGCATCAGCTTTAATCTTTTCTAAAGCAGGGTCAGGCTCATTTTTGCTCGGAACTGTGAGCCTCACAATGTCGGCAGGGTTTTGCTTTGGCGCGTTAGTGCTTCTCACCCAATTACGCCAAGTAGCAAACCAATCCAGTTTCACACCCTTCTGACCTGCTTGGGCTATCCAGTAATCTTTAAACTGGTCAAAGGTTTTAACAGGGCTAAGTTCTGGGCGTTCTGTTTGACAGAATTCTTCCCATTCTTTTGGAAAACTAAAATCAGAAGCGAGGCGTTTGCCGAGTATCTTCTTCTCTAATGGTTTATGGTTAATGGTTAATGGTTTATGGTTAGGGTTATTTTGGCTTTCATCTGGCAACCCAGAAGTAACCGAGTGGGTTTTCTTTGGCCTACCACCTAGCTTCCCATTGTTCTTGTTTTTCTCTGCTTGTTCAGAGTAGTCTTTAATCTCTACTTCAATGCGCTTGTGTGTGTATCCTGTTTTGCCCAAAACAAAGAAATCTGACAGAACATTTTGAAGAAATTTAACCTCATCAGAACCCAAACGTAACCGCCTGATAACCACTTGGGTTTCTTCTGGTATGGGTTGTTCATCAAGGTAATACCAATCAATCAACTGGCGGTAAATGCCGTGTTCTATTGTAGAAAGATGCCCTGTGTCTTTCCGATAGTCGGCAATATTGAACTTGTAGTAGTGCATAGTAGTCTCATGTTCCAATTCTCCCTAGAAAGAAACTGCGGCAGGAGGGGAGACTTCTCTTTTCAGTACGCTCATGACTTCGTACCTAGCCGTGTTTCAAAACATTGTATCAAATAAACTGGTTGTTTGTAATATCTTCTGAAAACGATTTACCAAGCAATCTTTTAGCTTGGGAATTCATAGAAGCATATTCAGCTTTGCTAAAGATACCCTTGGCATTGCGAATGTCAAAAGGATTTAGCTTGTCGTAAGGCTCATCATTGGCAGCCTTTTCAGCCTCAATCATGTGTGGCTCTAACGTGTACTGAGAAACCCAAGAACGTCCCATCTTAATTTTTCCAATTTTTAATTTCTTCTTGTAACTCATCTTTGTGCAACAAGCTGCAATAGATAGTCTTGGTATGCCTGTTAAATCCTCTAGTTGGTAGGATGTAAGTGGGCCGTTTTGTAGGCATCGGATAACTGCTTCTTGTGTCATTTGAACCACTCTGGTTTGAGTTCTTTTAGTTGATAAATGCGTAACTGAGGAACTTTCTTCCATAAAAAGACAGCAGCCCTAGTTATGCCGAGGATTCTAGCAAGCTCACTCTGTGAGCCAGCAAGTGTGATAGCAGTTTGTTTGTCCATCTCTAAAGTATAGCAAAATCAACAAAATGTTGACTTAGGGAAAGCACCTAGACAATAGTCTGTTTACTTTGCTATACTCACGTCAGCCCACAACAAAACGTAAGTGGGTATTTTTAAGGAAATCAAAATGAAAAGTAAGATTATTCAGACGCTAGTTGAGTATGTGTTAGCCATCGTTATCTTTGGCGGTATCGGTGTACTACTTGCATGGAGAGGCTAATGAACACACACTACCTAACCCATGTCCGTAAGATATTCCGCACCTACGATGCCCCTCCAGCAGTCATTAGAAGCTACCAAAAGCAATGGGTGAAGTCAGTACGCCAGTTGGGTGACAAGTGGCTTGTAGCAAAGCCTATCGAAAGAATCCAATGATTACAAGACAAGACGCAATCAAGGATTTATCGCATGGTGACTACTGCTGCTACTGTACTGAGCCTAAAACATCTGGCTCATGCTGTGGAGAAAATCACTTCGTACCTTTTGAGGATTTATACGATGATGACAAAGAAGCAATGATTGAAGAATATTTAAATAAAGGAAAATGAAATGGTACACAAGAAGTTAATGGCAGCACGAATCATGTTGCAAAACGCACCCTTAAAGAAGTCTGGTCACAACAAGTTTGCTGGCTACAGTTACTTTGAACTTGGTGACTTTATCCCCACGATTAACCAAATCTTTAATGAAGTCGGTCTGTGTGGTGTAGTGTCATACGATACAGAGATAGCAAGCCTGACCATCACAGACACAGACGATGGCACTAACATCATCATCACATCACCAATGGCAGATGCTAACCTTAAAGGTTGCCATCCCATTCAGAACCTTGGTGCAGTCGAGACATACACCAGACGTTACCTATGGGTCACAGCAATGGAGATTGTTGAGCATGACGCTCTGGATTCCTCTGCACCCATCAAGGAAGAAAAAATAATCATCACGCCTACTCAGGGTGCAATGGATACCATCCCAGAGGATGAACAGAATTATCTCAGAGAGTTAGCAATGGAGTTAATTGCTCTCTGTGATAAAGAAGAACCTAAGAGTGCTTGGGTGAAGTTGGAAGCAGAGAACTTAGATAGCGAACAGAAAGTTGCTCTATGGACTTTGCTTCCTAGTAAAGTAAGAAGTGCGTTAAAGAACGCTAAAGGATAAATATGGAATACGATAATACAAACCGAGGCTCACTCTTTAAGAATGACCGCAAAGACGATGCTAAGTTTCCTGATTACAAAGGCAGCTTAAATGTAGATGGCGTAGAATATTGGCTATCTGCTTGGCTAAAGGTCAGCAAGGATGGGGCTAAGTTCATGTCCCTGTCCATCAAGAATAAAAACGCTGATGCTTCTTTAAACAAGCCAACAAAGCCTAAAAAGGCTGAGTTTGATGATTCGGACGTTCCGTTCTGATTACGAGGGGAAAGTTGTGCAAAGGCTTTTTCGGCTTGCAGACGAGCAATGAGTACCCTCACCACTATGAGAAATCAGTATGCAACCCATACTGACTTCCGTGATTTCCAAGGGTTGATTCCCGAAAATACGCATTTCTTGCCTAGCAATATAGACATGATTTGCGAGAGAAAGGGACATTTCCTAATCGGAGAGTGGAAGAAACCTAATGAGAATATGGCTACTGGTCAGCAATTGCTACTAAAGGCTTTTGCTCAAGTTCCTAAGTTTACTGTGTTAGTCATTATCGGTAACACAGACAACGAACAAACTGAAGTTGGAGATGTGTTCCAAGTCATTTTGGGTAAGTGCGTAAAAATTGGTGAGGGTCTTGATTTTCTCAAAGACTTTTATGTTATGTGGTACGAATTTGCAAACTCGAAAGGATAGTTATGTCATACGCAAATATAGAGATGAAGATAATTCAATGGTCAGAAGCCAGAAAAATTATTCCTAACAGCAGCCCAGAAGTTCAGCTTCTCAAAGCAATGTCGGAGATGGGAGAACTAGCAGATGCCACGATTAAAAATGACGAGGACGCTATTGTTGATTCTGTTGGTGATGTCATGGTCTGTCTTATTAACTACTGTGTACTGCAAGACATAAACTTAGTAAAATGTATGGAAATAGCATATGACCAGATTAAGAATCGGGGAGGCATACTATTGCCTAACGGAGTCTTCCAAAGAGATACTACTTAGCCAATAAGTACAAACCCACGTTTGAAAACGCATAACCTGCGTACACCACCGCCATGCTTGGGTTGCCTTTGAACAGTTGTTCAGCAGCAATATAGGCGTAAATTGCCCCTGTCAGAATGATTAGCCATGCACTCAAAATGCACCTACATCAATGACTTCGCCCCTGAACTGAATCTGGTCTTCGTCAAACTTCTGGACTAACTCAGGTGTTAATAGCTGTCCGTTAAAGAAATTCAGAATAGCAAAGCCTGACCTGTGGTTACTTGGGTTTATTTCAGCATAAGTAAACTGTGGGCCATCAGTCTCAGCAAGCGTCCCTGTATCTACTCCGTATCTACATCCGTTGTAGTCAGAAAATGGAGTAACTTTTAAAGAGTGCAAGTGTCCAGTAACGATGGACACACCAGCGTTTACAGTATTGTTGTGAGTAGCGTGAACACCACCTTTGTAACGATGCTTAACAATTACGCTGTCTGTAGGCCATACTGCCCAGCAGAAGTCCCAATCTGGGATATGGTCTGTCAACTTAAACCCGACAACATCCTTAAATTGTGGTGCGTGTTGGGCTAAACGATTGCCAAACCTAATGTCGTGATTTCCCCATGTAAACACTAGCTTTACATTGTGTCTTGCTGCTTTAGCGGTTTCCTCAATCTCACCCAACGCACCCTGACAAGCCTTTAGTTCTTGGATAACAGAAGTCTGGGGCTGGTCAGTTACATCATGTCTGGATATAGAAGCACCATCAAACGCATCCCCATTGCAAATAATAGCTTTGGGCTTGAACTCTTGGATAGCCCATAGAAGCCCTTTAAACGCTGTTGTACGCTGACTAGGAATGAAGTGAGCATCTGAGAACACAATAACTGTTCCGTCCAGTATGCCTAGTTCTACTTGCTTTAAAGGAGAGAATGACTTGGGTTTGTTTTTGTTGTACAAATCACCACGATGGTCACTTGCACTAAGCACCATGTTGTATTTTTTTTCAATATACCTTCTGCGTAGATGAACTGCCCTGTTGTGTATTCCAAGATGTTCAGCTATTTTTGTGGCAGACTGAAGTTGACCCCATAACTGGATGAACTCCATATCCGTACAAGTTTCATTATGACTGCCCATTGGAATCCTTAGACAATAGTTGCTCTAGCAAATTGATAACTCTATGCTCTTGCATCTCTATCTCCTCATCAGAAGACTTAGGGTCTGTAGCTACACACAGCAAGTCATATAGAAATATATGAAGTAACTCGTGTAGTGCCGTTCTATCTAGTGAATCTGGTGTTATCTTTTCAGCACCAAAGTCACCAAGTCGGTAGGTAGCCAATCTAGCTGTCTGATTAAACTCCACAGAAGCCATAGCTTCTTTAGCTGGCTTGCTACCCTTCTCAATTCGCCAATCACCCAAACTCAAAATTTGCTGCCATTTTCTGACACTTTGTGCAAAGAGTTGTGCGTCTTCTGGTGTAGGTATATTAGACATATCAACACCTTATATGGATATTATGACATTTTAATTTAATAATGCACACTCAGCAACTCTGCGCTTTGTCAAGCCAGCCAGAACCTTACCACCGCCTTTGTTCCACAGCATCAGTTGCTCTTTAGCACCTTCCCAATCTTGGGCATTTATTTTTCGCTTGAGAGTAGAAGTTTGAAGTCTTCCAACGCCTAAGTTATAGCAAAAATCTACAATGGCATTGCACTTACGCTCATCCGTCATAAGAATTGGACAGTTACGCAAAACACCCTGTAAGTAGGTATGTTCCAATTCATACATTAGCAATATCCTTGCATTTTCTTCATCTATTGGAGAATCTGCAAGGTTAACTTTACGCCCATCAGCATAGTAGGTTGAGCCATAACCAATCGTAGCTACGTTAGCAGGGCAAAGATAGGGTTTACTTCTAAACCCCTCAAACTGCTTACATAAAGATGCAGCCAGTTCTAAGTTCATATGCCACGCTTAGACAAAGTTCTATCAAGAAACCAATAGTTAATTGTTCCTGAGAGCAAAGCAGAAAAGTCTGGTGTCATCATTGTTTTAAAGACTTCTGTAGCTGGCGCACCTGCTAACCATGCGTTCCAAGCAAACCAAACATGGATAAACGACCAAACAAACAGAACCCAATATGTGACCACAGGACGCACAGAAGCAGAAAGGCTAGCCACCCATCCACCAGCCGCTTTAACCATCTCTGCTTGCTGTGTAATAGCGTTATTAAAGGCATCCATGACCCCTACGTCAATGGCAGCTTCTCTTTGTGCGCCTATTTCTGCGAGTTTTTGTGCGCCTCTTTGAGCCTCCAAGTCACATTGAAACTTGAACATATTGAGTTCATGCTCACGCTCATTCTTCTTATCCATCCATTTAAGAACTTCTGGGGCCATCCTAAAGATGCCACCAAAGATAGAGCCTAGTAAACCACCAGAAAGAATATCAAGCATTTTTACATCCTTTTTTATCGTCATCGTGAGATAACTTCACGCCAGCTAACAAACCAATAAAGCCACCAATAATGGTCTGAAATGCAGGGCTTAACAGTTTAAATATCTCGGCATTATCAACTTCTTTAGCCCATAGACCAAGAACAAAAGCAGCCATCATTGCCAAGACTGACAGACACAAAGTAAAGCTAACCATAAATGTCACATAGAAAGTCAATTTAGATTTAACGTCTTCCATACATCCTCACACATAAAAGTCTAGTTTACGATTCGTGAATATCTCAAGCCTTATCTCTTGTTGTTCTGCTTTCTTACAGTACAACTCAAACAGCAAGTCATCTAACTTTTCCTCTGCTTTGGCAGCCTTCACAATGGCTCTGTGTTCTTCTTGGTGCTTCTCAATTCGTCTTTGAGTGCTATCAGTTTTCTGAGGGTAACCAGTAGCATCAACAATGGGAAACCACCTGATTTTGTCAATCATTTTTCTCTCCCAAGTGCGTTCTTATACCCAGATATAACCAATGCTCTTATGTCATGCGAATCAGAATTACCAGCCCATTCACTTAAATTGTTCCAGATAACGATAAAGTCGGTACTTTTACATAATTGCTGATGTTTTGTAAGCCACTCAAGCATCTTTCTATGTCGTTCAGTAGGGTCATGGATACCCCAAGCAATTGAGTAAAACTCACGAACACTACATAGGTCTTTGCCTGTGGAGTGAAGTGCTAGAACTAAAACAAGTGCAGCCACCCATTTCACGTCATAGCCCAAACGATGATGTAAAAACACCATACGACAGTAATGCAGAAAAGGGCTGCGCTCGTAAAAGCGAAAGCCCAATCTTTCATTTTTTAATCCAAGTCTGCCAGACAGCACCAGCAGCCATAATTAACGCACCCACCCACAATACTGGCTTGGCAATAGAAGCCACCCATCCAAGCACCTTAAAAGCCCCATCAAGGGCATTTATAGCCTCTACAAGACCTTTTGTGTTCTTGTCTATGCTATCTACCTTATTCTCGACTTCAACGAGTCTGTCGTAGATTTGCTTGTGTGTGACTTCGTTTTCCATGATTCAACCCATACCCATTTCTTTGCGTATCTTGGTTGCTGATATTGCGTGAGTAGCATCGTCAAAAGATTCTTGCTCAATCTTATATCCCACATCCCTGCCATATGTGATGTTAACAATATTTGGCACAAGCTGAATCTCGTACTGACCTTGATATAAAGGGTCTAAATCACGCTTGATAAAGTTCTTAACCTGATTAGACGCAAAAGGGTTTGAGCCGTTCCAGCCTTGACAGTCTCTAATCTGAATGACCACTTGACCAGTTTTAGCCAAGGCTCTCTCAAATAACTTACGATGACCCTCATGCCAAGGTTGCCATCTGCCAAGCATCTGCACAGTTTCTTTCTGCCAATCAAAGACAGGACGCTTTCGGTTATCCAAGATATGTGCAGCAATGAACTCACCCCACTTCTCAGCCTTTTGCTCAGTAATCCTAAAGTCATACTGCTCTGGCGCAACAAATATCTTATTTGTATCCTCAAACCTACCCTTATCAATGGTATCAACCCAGACAGTCCAATCTGCTTTAAAGTTGTTACGCATCTCAACAAGAGGGGCTACAAAGTCACAAATAACATAGTCCACATCGTAGCTATCAGCTAAATCACGCATCCTTAGACTTTGACGAATACGCCCTTCATAGGAGAAGTCCCAATCATTAAACTGCTTGCGAACATCATCAGCGTTAAGCCACATGACTGTCTTACGCTCGTTTTGCAAGTGTTCAAGAATGTGCTGTGCTAAAGTAGTTTTACCCGCATTAGGTAAACCCATAACTAATATGCGTTTCATCCCTTGACCTTATACAGTTGTTTGATTGCAAACTCTGGTACTGATGTACGCCAGAACTCTTTACCATTATATTTATCCCAAACTGATTTGGGAAGTATTGATGGACGTTCTTGCCAAGAAACTTCTTTTCTGACTGTGTGTAAACTTTTCATGTTTAACGCTTTGTCAAACATTTCGTTTTCGTATTCAACATTCTTAAAGTCATGGTCAAAGTAGGGCTTACCAATAAACCCATAAATCTCACGCATCACACTTTCTGGTTGCTTACACAAAGATTCATACTCAACCAATAAAATCATGTCTGGGTTTAGCAATAATCCTTCTTCTAAGAAGTAATAAGGCTTGACCACTTGACCTTCTTTTTTAACATCCATCAAAGCATCGCATCTTGTGGTGACTGTTTGCTTTGCCTCATCGTCAACTAAGGTTGCACCATAAAGTGAATTCTTAGCAGCAATACGCTCAAAACTGTCTAGTATCCAAGGCAAATCACGCACACAGCAAATAATCTTAGTCTGTGGGTACAAGTCTTTTAGCAATGATGTTTTGGCAGTCCATCCCCTGCTAGTGTCAAATACAGTCTTAGGGCTTACAGATTCGTAGTAAGCATTAAACAAAGACTTTAAAATGTGTTTGCGTCTGTCTTCATCTATCAAGTGGTTGCTTTCGCTTCCTGTAATGACATTGATGGTTGATGCCACCAAGCCTTGTACTGGAGAGGAAATATCAGCGTAGAAGTCAGGATTCTGACGCAGAATAGCCGAGAGCAGGGTTGAGCCTGACCTTGGCAAACCAGAGATGAAGAAAAACTCTTTCATATTAAGAGTTTTGTGGAATCCAACTTACTGTTGCTTCATCCCATTGATAACGTACATTGCCACCATTCATAATTGCATCAATGGGTCTTGATACTGGTGCGCCCCAAGTCATTGTGCTTGAGTAGCCAATCCATGATGGGAATGGTTTTCGGGCTTGATGCTCGGCTTCTTTGGCTGCGCTGTATTCTTCTTCAGTCAATACTTGCAATACGCCAGCTACAGATGTATCAGCATCATCGTCACAAGTTCCGTAATACTTAGGCGCACGCAAATATGTGCCATCAGACGCTAATTCAACAGGCCATGTTGAACTGTCTTGCCACAAAATCGACAAGCCTTTGACGTTAGGCATTGATGGGCCTGTGCGCTGTGGCTCAACTGTACAGACTACGCCAGTTACGGCATCAATTTCAGTTACGCAAATGTATCTCATACTTTTTCCTGTTTAAACGGCAACTCTACGAACTGCTCTAGTTCTGTAATTATTTCCACTAGTTGCCTTATAAATACTTCCTTGAGCACCTCTATAAAAACTTTGCACTTGCGCCCGATTACCTATACTTGGGTCACCCTGACTTGTCCAGTAATTAACTTCGTTATACTCTTGCGCTTGCCCTGATAGAAACAAAGTTGCAGATGTGACTGCTGGAGTGCCTGATGTGTAAGTAGAGGCTCTTGCAGGAACAGCGTTTGGGTTTATTCCTGACCCAGTATTGTTTGTATTGGCTGATGGTTTTAAGTTGTAATAAACCACCTCCAACTCATTTTTAGCTGGCAAATACCAGTCAGAAAAACCACCAATACTAAGACCTTCACAGAACTGCGCTGCTGGATAAGTTGAACTATTCAATGCTGCACTATTGGCTGGCCCATCTATGTCAGAGCCTACGCCACCAGCACCACCACCAGTATTCCATGTCATTGCTGTGCTTTCTCCAGAAGACTTAGGAGAAGCAATCAGATAATGAGTAGCGACACTATTGCCTGTTGTGGAAATTTGACCAGCATAAAAACCACCGCCCAATGCTTGACCTATGGTTAAGCCAAATGACCTTTGGTTTTGGAATACTGCTTGTAATGCACCACTCATGTCAATCCACTCCCTGAGATTAGCCAAGTTGTTGAAGTCATTTTAATTGCAGTAGCAGAGCCATACTGAGCCAAAGTGCGTGAGCCTGTTGTGCCAGCAGAAGACAAATACATAGTGTCAGTAGTAATCGCAATAGTTACTGCTTGACTTGTCATATTGATAAAAGTGATTGCAGTACCAAGTGGATAAGCTACAGAACTATTTGCAGGGATTGTAAATGTCCTTGCATTTGCATCAGTTGATGGATGGAATATTACTTTTCCTGCGTCTGCCAATACTGCTGTATATGCTGCGCTTTGGCTGTTAATAGGAATATTTTTAAAACCAACGGAGTCTGTTCCATCGGCTGTGCAATTACTTAAATTTCCTGATGTTGGAGTCCCCAATAATGGAGTCACAAGAGTAGGACTTGTTGACAATACATTATTGCCAGAGCCTGTGCTTGTTCCTACCCCTGTTCCACCTCCAGCAACAGCAATTAAGTCACCGCTAGTTCCAGCGTACAAGTCTTTAACTTGAGCCATTAACTCACGGATAGCATCGTTAATTCCAGATGGCGCACAACCCTCTGCGATATTGATACCATCAATGTCTGTGTTATTTGCTGGAGTCGCACTCCACTCACTAATTTTTACTTTTGGCATATAAGTCCTTAGTTGGCGTTAGCCATTCCAGTTAAGTCAATTTTAGTTGGTTGTTGTGCTTGGTACAACAAATTGAACATTGTTGGATAGTCTATGTCTGGCATCCTGTTTTGCACATCAAGCAAACCTTTAGCGACACGACCTGCACCATAAGCAGCTTCACCCATCAATCGAGGAGATGAAGTAGCCAATGATGCCCCTGCAAGTGGTAAACCACCAACACCTTGCGCTAAAAACGCAGTAGGAATTGAAGTTGCTCGTTGCAGTCCTCTTGGTGTCCACTCAGAAAGGGCTTGACCTGCCAATGCTGGCATCATTTGTCTGCCACCAGCTTGCTCAAGTTCTCTAGCAAGATTTAAGCGTTGACCATAGTTTGTATTAACATTGTTACGCATCAAAGACTGCAACTTACGCATTGCTGTATCTGCTGATGCTTTATTGTTAAGAGACAAAGCCTTTTCAATTTCACGAATCGTATCTGTTGCATCAGAATACGACTTCATTGTTTTTGAATAAGTTGGTGCTTGTTTAACAATCTCAGACTTAATTCCGTTATAGACTTCATTGACTGAATTTAAAGCAGTCTTTTGCTCGTAAGGAATCTTCTCAAGAATATCGCCAATCTGCTGTTTCAAAGCATCTAAGCCTTCTGGCGTATGAAACTGAGCAGGGTCTAGCTTTCTCCAAGCATCTACTTTAGCTTGTGCTTCTGACAATCTTTCAAAAGCAACTTCATTCTTAACTTGACCTTTAAAAGTAATCTTGTTTAAGGCTTGCTTGACAGCGTTATCCACACCAGTAAGCGAAAGAATAGTTTTATCGCCCTTAATGTTCTTCATGCCTTCACGATAAATGCGCTGTCTTTCAATAGCCATTTCAGCTAGGTTTTGTTTGGCAGCATCAAGAACTTCTAATTGTGGAACTTCACCACGCAAGTTAGCCTTAAACAATTCAGACATTTCACCGCCAGTTTTACCAGCTTGGTAAGCCTGACCAATAGCCTCTGAGCCTACGCCAGTTTGCAATCCAAGACCAGCCTTAGTAGCACCACCTAAAACATCAAGTGTTTTTCCAGTAGTACGAGCAGCTAACATTAAAGGGTCAACAGCACGAGCAGCAGTAGCCAATGCAGGTGCTGCCCTAGTAGGCAACATAGCACCGCCTGTAAGGACAGTAGAAAGGTCTGCCATAACTCCAGCAGGGTCAGTAGCCAAGGCACGTTTAGCACCTTCTACGCTACCATAACGCTGTACATAATGCTGACCAACTTTAGAAGCTAAATCACGGCTTGCTTTGTCTTCGCCAACTGCTTGCACAAATCGCTCTGGCAATGCGTTTTGCAAGATGCCAGCACCAAGGTCTAAAACAGCCTTAGTTGTTTGAACAGGGCTAGATACCGCTTGATATATATCACCAAGCATTGAGCCGACAGAACTAGGAAAGTTCTTTACAGCACTAACTGCCACATCAGCAGCAGACATTTGTGGTTGAGAAGAAGCCATAGGCTTTTCGGTAGGCTTTTGACCTGCACGAATTCTCTCAACCATTGCCTTTAATTCTGGTGCATCTGGCGCAACATCATCAGGAATATCTGGAATCGTAATTCCGTCTTTTGTAGTTATGGAATATGGCATATTAGTAGTTCACATTAACATTTCTACCTGTATCACCAAATAAAGGTGCTACACCCTGAGACTTTCTGCGCTGTTCAATAAGTTTGACTGTATTTTCCTGTGCAGTAGCAATTGAGTCATTAAATTTCTTCAATGCGTCCAATGTTGCTTTAGTGTCGTTTTTACCAGATGCAGCAATCAAAGCATCAGCAAATCGCAACACATCTTTGTCAGTCTGTACGCCTTTTTCTGCGCTAACCTTTAAGTTAACTGCATTTTTTACTGCTGATTGCAAATCTGCGTAAGCACGACTTTCTTCTGTTGAGTCGCCAGTTAAGTTGGCTGCTTGATAACGCAGATTTTGAACAGGGCCAAGAACTAACTTTGGCTTCTTAGTAACAGGGTCTGGAGTCAATGCGTTAATTGGTGCAAACAACTCTTTCTGTGTAGCTTTGTAGCTATTGATAGCTTGCAAATCCTCATCTTCAGATTTTTGCAAACTTGCTGGCAATGGTTTATTCTTAGCAGCATCAAGTTTTTGCTCTGCAAGCATACGAGTCAATTGTTGATTACCAAGTGCAATTTGCTGTGATACTGCTTGAGCAGCAGCAGTTTGAGCAAGACCTTGTTCTTTAAAAGCATTAAGTTGTTTTTCTTGAGCCTCAATTCGTGCTTGTACTTGTTGAAACTCAGAATTCTTTTGCAACTGTTGACCAATTTGTGCAACACGAGCATCAACAACAGCAGGGTCTAAATTCTGCCAAGTTTTTGAATATTGCTGAACAATTGGTTTTAGATTTTTAGGCAAATTAGGGTCTGCCAAGTAAATAGCAAACGGATTATCTTCTTGTTGACTAGCACCAATAAATCCTGCTTTACGCAAGTCAGGAACAAGTTTAGCCATGCTTGCTAAAGATGTTAATGGGTCAGGAGACAACATAGCCAAGGCTTGTAGCTTATTGGTGTCAACAGAGCGTGTAGTCTGAGCAGGTCTTACAGCCATGTTTGGCATTAAGTTACCTTCATCGTCACGAGCAGGGAATTGGCTTGGTACGCCTTCGTAAGTAACTTGTTCTGGCGTAGTTGTAGTGGTAAAGATTTGTGGCGCAAGTAAACGCATTTGTTTTTCTTGCTCACGCCTTGCTTCATCTTCTTTACGCTTACGCAACATATCTTGCAATTGAACATTCTGCAATTGGCTTTGCATAGCCTCATTCATACCACCACGATAGGCTTGCTGACCACGCTGTAAGCCTTCAACAATAGACTGTCCAGTATTCCCACCTTGGAATAAACGCCCTGCTAGTGCATACAAGGCTTGTGCTTGTGCGTCTTCACGATTACGAGCAATGTCAGCTTGTGACATACCCAACAGACCCATTGTGTCTGCCCCGCTAGTTCCAAAAATGTCTAATAGTCCAGCCATAATTAACCTATACCATAAATGTCATTTTGCATTGCTTGGAAAGCAGGTAAACCGCTACCATACGCTGACGAATTCAAAGCATCAACAGGCCTACCAGAAAAAGAACTAAATGGGTTTAAGAAGTTAAGATTAGGTGAGCCTAAATTCTTGTAAACAGCAGCACCAGTAGCAGCCGTACCCAAAACTTTTTGCAAGGTAGAAGTATCAGCAGCACCAGATGCCGTAGTAGAACCCACACGTCCTAATGGGTTGCCATATACCAATGACATATAGTTTTGTAAGTTCTGTTGTGGCTGATTTTGCAAGAAGTTAAAACGCTGAATGTCAGCACCCAACTGTTGACCTTGGTAGCCTTCACGCAACTGACCTGCTTGTAGCAACTGGTTAATGTCTTGGTAATCAGCTTGAGCCAATGCTGGCGCAGCACCAATAGCTTGTTGCTGTCTTGCTCGTTCTTGCTCGTAGTTCTGATAAGCCAGTTGACCTGCTGTGTTAGTCAATGCTTGTGCATATTGACCAGCAGCACGATTCTGTAGGTTACCCATAGCACCAGAGCCATAACGCCCTGCTAGGCTTGCTTTAGAGCCAATGTCGCCCAATGTGCTTTGGAACTGTTGTTGAGCAGCTTGTGCAGCAGGGGCAAACGCACCTTGAAAGAAAGGATTTCCACCCAGATAAGCACCGCCCAAAGTTCCCTGTAATTGTTGTTGAGCAAGTCCAGTTAAGGGGCTACCAGCTAAAGCACGAGTCTCTAATGCTTGAACACCAGCTTGTGTAGTCTGAGATGGTGCTACAAAGGTTTCGCCTGTGTAGTATTGTGGCCCACCAGCACCATAAAGGTTAGATGCCTGTTGCAAACCATACGTCAGGTATGGTGCTATTTCTGGTGCGACTGTGGATGTGGTAGTAGTAGCCATCTTTTACTCCTAAAAGTTCGGATTCCAAGATGGGTCATCCACGGAATCCATTATACATAAATTATTAAAATCAACCAATAATTGCATATCTGTAGGTCTTATTTGCCGTTGAATTTGCAAAGTGGGTAATCGTTGCCGTACCTTGTCCTTGAGAACTAGCATAGATATTTGTCAATGCTGACGGAGAGATGTAGTTCATAGTAGTAATCAAGGACGCTGTAGATGGGTAATTTGTTCCAGCAGCATAGGCTTGGAGGCTTACCAAGGCGTTATCAGTCTCCCACCATAACTCGACATAATCATTTGCATTTAGGCTTAAATAATAATTCCATCCAACTAAACCACGACCATCAACTGAGCCATGTTTACTAGGTACAGCAAAGAATCCTGTTGAGCCAGTAAGATTAGTTCCGTTAATTTTTAGCCAAACCCTAACGTCATGGTCTTGTGAGTCCGTATTTTCAAACTGACCAGACCATTGAAAGTTATAAATTCCTGTGTTTTTGACGTTCATCCTAGAAC